CCATGCAGAGAAAACAAGATACCTCTGGGATAGTTATAACGCTTCTCAGATGGTGTACGGATCTCTAACTTCTGCGGTACTGTATTCGATGTGGGTTCACTTGGTAAGAGATGCCTGCTGGAGCCAGAAGTACGTAGCCGGATTATCAGTAGCCGGATTATCTCAGATCGATCAGAACGAGATAGCCCGGAGATCTTCTATCGCTACCGATCCGAGCTCTATTCTAGTATTCACTCAAGATCCAGATGCTCAAGGCCAGCCTCTCGTAGGTTCCTTCTCGATTCCTACCGATCCCCATGCTCTCCTCGAAAGTATCTCTAAGTACGAGATGAGAGTAGGATTAGCCGCAGGATTATCTCCTTCAGAACTCAGTAGAACGAATGGAGATCCGAGATCGGGCTATGCTTTGGCAGTATCGAAGAGTGGACAGAGAGAAGCCCAGAAAAAATTTGCACCAGTATTCCGTATGGGAGATGAAGAGCTATTGGCAAAAACTGCTATGCTCGCTAATCGATTCCTCGGTACAGATCTTCCAGAGGATGGATACCGAGTAAGTTACCACTCGATGCCATTAACTCCGGATGAGATGAGAGCGCAGAGAGAGGATATTGTACAGAAGATGACTGCAGGCCTAATCTCCCCAGTACAGGCCGTTATGATGATGTACGATGATATGGATGATAGAGAGGCTCGGGAGTATCTCCTTCGTATCCGCAGAGAGAGAGCGGAGTTCATGTAATGTACTGTGATCAGTGTAATAAACCCATCGAGGAGATCAGTAAAACTATCGTAGAGTGGTTATCTTCTGATGATTGGGCTCTCGCTATGTATATTCGGTTAGTCCATCCGGGATGCTGCTATTATGAGAAGAGCAGAGAACTTATCGAGAGCATGGATGCGAGCGATCACTGGTTACCGCTCCAAGATCTCGAAACCTTCCTCGATATCGCTTTCGAGATGCCTTGGGATAAGGAGAGCCTAGCGAAATCCGAGTTTTTAAGATACATTAACCAACGTAACCAACAGCAAAGAGGTACCAAATGAAAACAATAACCCATGAGGGAGTAGAATACGTATTGAAAGCCGATATCGAATCTGCCTTCAAAGATCGCATCTCCAAACTAAGCGCACGAGCAATCCAAGCCGAAGAGCAAGCGAAAGCACTCCAAGAGCAGATGGATAACCAATCGGGAGAACTCGAAAAGATCTCCAAGCTCCAAGAGAAAGTAAGTACTCTAGAGCAATCTCTACAGGATGCAGAGAGCAAGTATAGCCGAGTATCTATGCTATCCGAGCAAGGCTTCACCGATCCGGAACTTCGAGAGGCAGTAGAATGGGCCTATCAACGTAGTAAGACAGAAGCAACCCTCGAGGATTGGATTAAGGGAATAAAAGAGAAACCGGAAGAGGCTCCCTTGGTTCTTAGACCTCATCTCCAAGCGAAGAAGGCTCCAGAAGTCAGTACAGAAACCGCAGAAGCATCTCCGATGGTGACAGAAGCAGCCCCAGAGGCTCCTACTCTCCTTCCTCCGAAAACGAATACCGGAGCGAAACCTGCACCAGTACAGAGCGGAGATATTCTTTCTCGTATTAGCGATCCAGAGTTTTACCGAGCCAATCGAGAAGAGATACAAAAAGCTTGGAAAGCCCAGCGCAGAACAACCCTATAAACAAAGATCGAAGGAGGTACAATGTCACTAGATCTAAGAAGTTCTAATTTATATCCGAAAGTGAAAGTTTTCACTGCTAACCAAACTGCTACCGAGATCAACCTACCCAAGACCGCTCGGAAAGTAACGATCGGATGCGAGCAGCACGAGATACACTGGAGCGATACTGGTACAGATGGAGTAATCCTCGGTAATGATAAAGTCCCCTTAGCAGCAGGTTCCTATATGCAAGTGCATCTGGCTAAGGGTAGAAACCGAAGCCCTAATATCTATATCGCTACTAAGAGCTCCTCTTCTGCTGATGTAGTTCTCATCTTCGAGGAGGAATAATGGCCCTATACTTTGCTCCGAGATCTAATAGACCGCAGATCCACTCCTTTACTAATAGTACTCAGATTATGATTAATCATAACCTGGGCTATAAACCGATGATACAGATAATCCTCTCAGATGGCAGTATCGCAGAGGGTCAAGTATCCCATACTGATTCGAATACAGTAGTAATATCTTTCCAAATTTCACTCTCCGGAGAGATTATCTTGAGATAGTATAGAGAGCGAGGGATGGTACCCTCTTAATCTTTACATGGAGTTAAAAATGCAATTTCTTGCACCTACAAATATATTCGAAGGGGTCGTACAACTTAACGAAGATCCTACAGCTGGTAACCACGCAGTAACCAAAGCCTACTTGGAAGCTAATGCAGTAGTCGGAATCGCTGCAGATAGCGCAAACTATGCAGAGCTCGTAACCGTAGATGGTGAGAAGCAACTTAAGCTTAAGCCTCTTACTATTACAGATGTAAGCGTAGATACTTCTGCTGCTTCTTTGAGTGCTTGGGTAACTGCTAACTACACTAATGGAAACGAGAAGCAAGAAGGAGATATTATCGTTCTTACTGCTGTTTCCGGTCGTGCTGAAACTTGGATCCATAATGGAGGCTCTGCTGGTACTGCTGCTGACTTCACTGAGATCGAAGGTGCAGATGTTACTGATGCAGAAATCCGAGCTTCTTTATCCGCTTCTGCTGGTATCGATTTCAATGCTTCTACTGGTGAGTTCACTGCCGATCAAGGTGAGATCCGAGGCTTCTTTGCTGCTGGTACTGGCCTTGCTTATGATAATGCTAACGGTACTTTCTCTTTGGATACTGATACCGATGGCATCTCTGAAGGTACTACTAACTTGTACTTTACTAACGCTCGTGCTCAAGGTGCTATCTCTGTAGAAGGTGCTGGGCTTTCTTATTCCGGTGGTGCTATCACTTTGACTGCCGATACTGATGATATCGCTGAAGGTGCTAATCTGTACTTTACAGATGCTCGTGCTCGTGGTGCTTTGTCTGTTGCTACTGTAAGTAGTCCAGATATCCAATTGCTCTCTAAAGATGCTAATGGGGTTATGTCAGTACCTTTGTCTGGTGTATTCACTCAGTTAAGCGCAGGCCAAGGATTATCTTGGGATGGTGGTGGAGAGTTCTCTCTCGATGCTAATACTGATGATATCGCTCAATTGGCAGGAGCTACTAACAAGTTCTATGCAGATTCTTTGGTAGATGCTCATTTAAGCGGTGGTACTGCTATCGATTACTCTGCTGGTGTGATCTCGTTCAATGGTGATACTGATGATGTAGCCGAAGGTACTAACTTGTACTTTACAGATGCTCGTGCTCGTAGTGCTATCGCTGCCGATCCTGCTGCTGGTAATATGCTTACATACAGTAGTAGTACTGGTGAGATGTTAGTAGCTAAATCAGACTTCCGTTCTACCTTCGCTCCTCAGAACTTGGCAGCTAATACTTGGGCTACTTTGAACCATCAATTAGGTGAGAAGATTATCCATGTATCCGCTTATGATTCTAACGGTGACAAGATCCAATTGGATGTTCAATTGGTAGATGCTAATAACGTTAAGGTTAAGTCTGTTAAGGCTGTTACTGGTTTGGAAATTGTCGTATCTTTGTAAGATGTAATCTCCTCAAAAAGGGGAGAGGGTCGTACCTCCCCCACTCTCCTTCCTCCCCTCTTCTGGGGAGGTTTTTTTTATCCTTGCAATAGGGCTATTTTTGCTATAAGATACAGATGGGTAGGGTCGCTCCCGAAACAGCAGAAGAGCCCAGAAACTTCTATTTATTCCCCTTACATATGGTGTAATCATGGCAAATGAAATTACTAATAACGGGCTTGTCGGAGATCTTCGCTTAGCCCAAATGATCAGTGCAGAGATCCGCTTACTTCTTAAGGATTCTGTAAATCTTCGTAACACTCCTTTCGTAGACTTCGTAGGAAGCATTAACGGTATGGGTTCTGATACCATCCGAGTACGACAAGCTTTCCTCGATGGTGAATCTGGATTCTCTGAGTTCACTGGTGCTACAGAAGGAAACGAAGTCTTAAATAAGGCTCTCGTAGATTCTCATGTAGATGTAGTCTGTAAACGACAATCTTTGGCTTATTCTATTACCGATCTTGCTTCTATGACTGGTATGGGTGCTGATATCGATCCTTTCCGTATCGCTGAGCATATCGCTAAATCTTACGATGCTTTGTTCGCTAAGTTAACTGCTGCTTTGTTCGGTGGTTTTACTGCTCAGGTTGGTTCTGCTTCTGCATTAACTGTAGATGTATGGGTAGATGCTATTCAAGCCTTGGAAGCCGCAGACTCTAATAAAGGAGCTCCTGGTCCTTACGTATGTGTATTGCATCCTGCTCAGTATGCAGAATTGCAAGATTCAATCCGTAACGAAAGCGGTATCTTAACCTTTACTCCTGCTTCTTACGAGGCTATCTCTGCCAAGGGCTCTCACTATAAAGGAACCTTTATGGGTGTTGAGATCTATACTTCTAGCTACGTTACCGATAACGGTTCTAACTATGCTGCTGCTATGTTCTGCCCTGGTGCTATCGGATACGCTACTGGTATGCCTAATGCTCTTCCTGGTGCTGTTGAGGCTATGGAAATGGGTGAAGTTATGGTAGAGATGGATCGTGATGCTGCTAAGGCTCTTACTAAGGTTGTAGGACATGCTTACTTAGGTATGGCCATCTTAGAAGATGCTCGTGGTGTTGAGATCGCTACTCAGGTATAATCCTTTCTCCGTTCGTTGTGGTGGGGGCTCTCTTGGGCTCCCATCTTTTAATCTTTAATGAGGTACATTATGAGTTTTTCTCCCCAGCCTTGGGCCCCAGTTCAACCAACCCAAGATAAGCTTCTCCCAGAGCAACCAAACCACCCCTTTTTCTATAAGTGGCATCCTACTAACTGGACCTTCCAATACTTCGAGAAGGAAGTAACGAAGGGTAAAGGAACCAAGATAGAGCGCAAGGGCTATTTTATTCCAACTGTACGTATGGAGAGAATCATCCCCGGAGTTAATGGGGTTCATCAAGTACAAGGAGAGATCGGTAATCCTGGATCTCGTATTGGAAAACTCCAGCAAGCAGGATGGGTATATCTAGATCCCGGAAAGTATCAGTATGTACACCAGTACCGAGTACGAGGTGGTAGATATCACTGCTCCAAGTTCCAATCGGTACGAGTAGTAGGAAACCGAGTAATTAAGAACTTCGATCGAGATGCTTTCGCTCGATGGAGTGTATCGCTTGCAGTAGATGGAACCTTCCAACCTATCGAGCCCCACTTCTGGGAGCTCGAAGCCCTCAAACTTGAGAAGCCCATCCGAAGATTACAGAATACCCAGCATATCCCAGAAGTAAAGCAGAAATTAGAAGAACAGTACAAGATTAAGAAGGATATGCTAAACTTTATCGAAGAGTTCAACAAGATCGGATTAGAGATCTACAAGGATATGTAATGGCAACGAGTACTCCATACGCTCCACAAATCAAGATACCAGAGCTTCTCGAACGAGGGAAGAGTAATACTTCTATCCTCCCTATCTATCGAGATGGAGTACTCGTAGTTCCTACAGAGGTTCGATACACTCTGTACAAACCAAATCAAGAGAAACTAATCGATAATGCTGCTGCTTCCTTTCCTGGTAATATTCCTACTTTCGTTCATAGTGCATCTATCCTCCCCGAAGAGACAACCCTCGGAGAAGGGTACTTGCAAGAGTGGAAGATTACAATTGTAGGAGAGGTATATACTTTCCGTAGAATGGCCTCGGTAGTCCTTCGGAGACTCTACCCAGTAGTATCCGATGGAGATCTTACTGCTACTTACTCTCAGTTAGCAGATATCAGACCTTCCAATCTTACCTCGTACCAAACCTATATCGATGAAGCTTGGTATACGATGATACAGAGAATGAGAACCGAGGGAGGAGGCCTGGAATACTTGGTAATGAGTGCAGAGGCTTTCCGAGCTGCTCACCAGAATCTGGCCCTCTATTATATCTTCCGAGATTTCCATAGCTCTCTTGGCCAAAGTAACGGAAGATATCTAGATCTTGCTAATGAACACTTCGCTCAATATCGAGATGAGTGGAAGCGGATTAACTTTGTATATGACCATAATCACGATGGCCAGACTGCCAACCCAGAAGATCGGGTAGCTAAGCAGCCTGTAATCTATCTGAATGGTAACGGTCGCTTCTCTCGTAGATTTCGGAGAAGATAATGGGCCAATCTCTTTCCAGTATCCGAAGAGGAATAGCATCGAAGATCGAAGAGATATCGGGCTTTAAGGAATCTAAGCATACCCCGGATTATTTCGGGAGAACTGAGAACACTGTAGCCCATAAGGCCTTCTCTATCTCCGTAGCGAGTTCTACTGCTATGGAAGAGAGACAGAGAAGAGCGGTAGGAGTGTACTTGGCTACTCCAATGCAGGTTCTTTTCTCGTATCGCTTAAGACCTCTCGATATCTACCCTACCGATTACGATGGGAGCCTAGATGCAGAGGAAGCAATCATTAACAAAGTACTCGAAGCCTATCCCACAGATAACCAATTCTCTATCCGCTATCTAAGCTCCGATAGAACGGTTACAGATAGTCAAGAGTATATTATCATTACTCTATCGTTCAATATTCTACACACTATCTAACCGCATCGGATAGAATAGTAATCATTATCCCCGGAGGCCCTCATGGCATATTCAACAATCCCTAAGACTAAACGAGATGGTGTTATTACTCTTCTCGATGGTACTGGAACCCCAGTAGAGCTCGAAGTAGCCTACGAAGATGGAAACTTTACTTTCTCCGATCCCCAGCAGTTCTCAGAACTCGTAGTAATGGATCGAGGAAACTTCGCTGCTATCCGTAAGCAAGATGAGCAAGCCAAGAGCGGATCTTTCTCTTTTCACTTCAGACAGTTTACTGATGCAGCAGAAGCCGGATCGGTTCGAGATTTCATTAATCAAGCTGGTAACTACTCTGGAAATGTTTCTACTGGTCTTACTGGTACTCCATACGTAGAGCACTACACTATCGATATCAAGTACTTAGCAGATAGCCCAGATACAGCAGAAGCCGATCACGTGGTTACACTGAGTAAATGTATCTGCTCTTTGGACTTCTCAGAAGGAGATCCCTCGAGCTTTACTCTTAACTTCACTTGTTACGGTGGTCTTACTGTAGCTTAATGGCATAAGGAGGTACTATGCTATTTTATCTTGGAAAACTTGGAACTCATGAAGGAAAGATCCCCTCTTCGATTGCTACTTGCTTAGACTTCGTAGCGATCTGGGGGAGCGATCCGAATCGAGCCCAGCTTGGTAGGCTATGTGCTGCTGCTATTGCGGTATCCGTAGACCATAAGCGAGTATTACCTGCTTACAATCTCAATAGCGGAGATCCAATTGCTTATGGGCATAAGGTTCTAGATCGTTTATTGGATGCAGGAGTTACTCCGGGTAAGGTATACGAGATGGGCTCCGAGGCTCTCTTGGAGATGATGAAAGTTATCCCCAGTGAGAAAGAGGTAGAAGATCGAGCAAATTTTACGCAAGAGGGAGAGGATCGCTAGACCTCCTTGCACTAAGGATCTCTCTCCGATGGGGGAAGGATCCTTTATGGTTTTACTCTCTCCCAGAAGATCTCCGGATCTCTCTCCTTGCTGAATATCGATTATCTACCGAAGATGCCAAAGAAGCCAAAGATAGACAAGAGCGCATAAAAAGGGCTAGAATGGAGGAGATGTTAAGGGGTTAACCATGAAAAAATTTACAACAAAGAGAGCCGGAATCGAGATAGATACAGATCTACAAGATTTCTATACAGGCTTTCTCGATAAGGTTGCTCCTAATGCTCGAAAGATCCTTACAGATGAGATGGAGAAGATCGAACGAGATGCTAAGAAAGATTGGCCAGTACGAAAGCCCCAGATCAGAAAAGATAAAGAAGGTAACGTAGTATTCTATCGAGAAGTATCTAAGGGATCTTGGAAGATGTTCGAGAGAGGATTTCGGATTACTGCTAACGGAGATTTCGAAGCCTATCTAACTAATCGGGCTCCTTACTCTTGGGCTATAAAGTTTGGAGTAGATTCGGAAAACAATAGAAGGCAAGATATTATCCAGCCTCAAGGAAAGCGAGTAGCCCAGGAACTCATGATTAAGCCCCAGCGGAAAGCATCTAGAAAGATCGTAAAGGCTCTAGCCGATGATCTAATGCGGAGGATCTAATGGCAGAAGAGAAAAGAAGTATATCGATCTCGTATAAGGCAGATCTCAAGGATCTGATAAACAAACTTAAGCAGATGCCTAATGTAACCGAGGCAGAAGCTAAGAAGATGGTATCCGCTCTCGATAGGCAACTGAAGCAAGCGGAGAAGGCTGCACAGAAGAGCGCAGAAGCATCCAAGAAAGCAGCCCAGCAAGCAAGCCAAGCCGCTCGAAGAGGTGCAGCAGATTTCGAAGATATGGCAGATGCAGCCAGAAGAGCGGAAGATCGCTTAGAACGAGTGGGGGAGGCATCCGGAGATATCGATAGGGGATTCTCTTCTATTGGATTGGCTCTTCGAGGTGTCAATCCTCAATTGGCAGAAGCCGCAGATGGATTGGCAGATGCTTTCGCAGTTACAGAAGGCTTAACTATGTCCTTCGCTGCTCTTAATCCTCTTGTGCTCGCTGCTGGGGTTGCTATTGGAGCCTTAACTCTTGGCTATGTAGCGCATCAAGCAGAACTAGAGAAGGTTAAGCAAACTACATTAGATCTCCGGGATGCTCAGAAAGCTCTAATCGAAAGCCAGGAAGCCCAGCAAAGAAACCTAGAGGATGCAGCCTCGAAGGTACGAGAGCAGAGATTGGAGTATCAACTTCTTACAGGCCAGATCTCCGAGTATCAATACAATCTAGAGAAGGCTGGGGAATCTGCTTACGAATCCTTCCGGGGTAATATTGAGGGAGCCCAAGCTTCAGTAAAGGAAACTTCTTTACTCTTGGCTACAGTACAATCCTTAATCGAAGCCAATAAGCAAGGAGCGGAAGCGAACGTAGTACTCTCAGAGCAAGAGATAGAGCGATTAAGAACTCTCCAATTACAGAACAATACTGTAAAGAATAGCCTAGATCTAACCCAGCAAGGATTAGACCAGAGATCCGCTCTGCTAATCCTCGAAGATGAGCTCCAAAGCAGGAAAGCCCTAGAAGAGAAGCAAGTACAAGCAATCCAGAAGATGCAAGAGGAATCCAAAGATCTTGCTATGGAGATGGTAACTCTGGAGAAAGAGCTTACAGATGCAACCGAAGAGGCAGCAGAGCAAGCAGAAAGAAGAGCCAAAGCATCCGAGAGAACAGTACAAGCAGAAGAGAAGGCTATCGATGCTCTAGAAGAGGCTTTCGCTCTCTCTGATGATATTCTGAAGGGGAAAGCTCTCCAGGATAAGATGGATCGGGCTATGGCAGAAGCTTTCCTCGATGATGAAGGGAAGAAGAAACTAGCGCAGCAAGATCGGATTAATGCAGAGATAGAGGCTCTTACTAGGCTCGGTATCGCTACCAATAGAGAAGCAGAAGCCGCTATGGCCATCGAGGCTCTAAGGCATCAGAGCAAGATGGAGAATCTCGAAGTAGAATCGGAAACTGTTAACGGTATCTTAGAACAACAATTGGAGAACTCCCAAGCGGTTATCGGTTCCTTCTCTGCTCTTACCAGTAGCCTAGAGCAACTAATGGCCCAGAAGATGGAAGTAAATACCATCGATGTAGAAGCAGGTAAGAAACAGCAAGAAGTACTGGATACACTTACCGAGAAAGAGAGAGAAGCCCTTAAACGTAGAGCCCATGCAGCGATAGCCCTCTTCCAACTATCGAAGGCTGCATCTCTGGCTGAAGTAGCGATGACTACTGCGGAGAACGTAGCGAAAGCCCAAGGATATGGGCCAATATTGGCTCCAATCATGACAGGATTAGCAATTGCTACCGGAACTGCTCAGGCCGCAGTAATCGCTAGTCAACCTGCACCCCAAGCTCAG